CTGCTTGGCAGAGGATGGGAGCGAAAGAAGCCGCTGAAGACCAGAAGAAAGAAGATCTTAAATTTAGGGTAGAACGCCCTAGGATTCTTGATAAGCCACACGAAGTAAAGAACATAAGCGACAAAATAGTAAGGTACAGACCGCTGAATGTTGACGATAAGAAGTCTCTCGGCGATTTGGTCGATCTTGTCAAGGCGGAACTGACCACGGAGGCGAGGGAGAAACTTCCCGAAAAAGCTTTTGCTCTTGCCGGTGGAAGGTACCCGATAAACGACGCGGCCCACGCTAGAAACGCTCTTGCGAGAGTGTCACAGTTCGGTACGCCAGGAGAGAAGTCTAAGGTTCGTTCGGCAGTTCACAAAAAATTTCCAGGAATAGGCGAGGGTGAACACGAAGACGAGAAGAAGTCTGTTTTAGAATCTCATGACCTTGTCAAGGGCGAATACACGAGAACTACGAGAAGTACGGTAAAACAAAGGGATAGCGTTCCGGAAGTAGGAAGCAGATTTGCCACTTCTGAAATGGAAATTGACGTAGACGGCACGATAGTTCCTGGTGATAGAAACCTCCACACGTACGACAAGGCGACCAAAAGACTGTACGGTCCACAACACGATTATAGGGGCACAAAAGTGAACGAGATAAATACTGGAGATTCCAAAGAAGAGAGCCATAAATCTTTGTGTGAATTGCTTGACCTTGCTAAGGCGCTGATGACTGGATTCGGCAGAAATCCGGCGAAAGCTGCCGCGGATCTCACACAGCTGAGAGAGAGAGCTCTTTCTAAGCTTGGCGGTGTTCCTGCTACCATAAAACCTATAACTGCTGATAGGTTTCAGAAGCCAGAAGAGAAGAAGAAGAAGCTTGAACATGTGAATCCAAGGACCGGTGCTCCAGCTCTTGCTGCCAGCAACGCCGGTCTTGATGTAAAGAGATCTGTGGACATTGATTTTGAGAAGACGGAAAAACCGGATTCTCCTACTTATAACGAAGTGGAAAAAGAGATGGATAAGGGTTCTGAGAAGAAGAGAGTCGCTTCTGCTAAGAAGAAGATTGAGTTATACCTTAGTAAAGCTAAAGAGACGATGGCTTCTCTTGACCAGGCGAGAAAGAACACCGAAGACAGGTTGGCTTCTGAAAAGGAAAAGTTTACACTTGCTGCTTCTCCAAAACCTCTCGAGGACCTCTCTGGAGCCAAGGGCGTTGATACGACGGACGAGTACAAGCTTCATCTTTCGAAGGCTCGCGATTTTATGGAGTCGTTTAAGAAGTCCACTTCCGGTACTTTCGGAGTTAGGGCAATAGGCAAGTTGACGCAAGACCTTAGAGAGGAATAATGTTTCCTTTAAACGAACAGAGGATCCTGAGGATTCTTAAGGTATATTTTGACTACATAAGAAGTAACGAGGCGGTGTTCGAGAGGATACTGCAGTCGATGTTTGACAGCGACGACATCTCTACGGAAGACATAGAGGCGTTCAAGGACGTAATAAAGAACGACAAGATAAAGTACGCTCTTTCTTACACGAATGTCACCGCGGAATTTCCTACTCTCGTGTGTCTCATGGACCTTGAACAGCAGTCGGAGAAGTCGATCGGGGACTTTTTGGGCTCTAATGACGTAGACGGAGACGGTTACGAGGAGTCGGATGCGATAGGGTACTTAGGTTACGGGATATACTCCGTAAACGTTTTTACAAAGCAGATCTTTCTTACGAGACTGCTCTCTCTGTTCGTGAAGATGATACTGGAGCACTACTACACGACCTCGGACCACAAGGACGCTAATTTTTACGAGTTGGACGTACAGCTTGACAGGTTCGCACCTGACGCTGAGTACTTTCCGGCTAATGTATTTCACGTGCACATAATAGTGAGGTTCAGGTACTTAGAGAATTTTGACATGTTTTACAGTCTGATAAAAACCATAGACGTTTCAGCTTGTTTTGGCGAGTTTACCATAAACGAGAGCGGGATCTTACCCTAAATAAGAGCTGGACACCGCTAATTTATAGACTGTATTTACTGAGATAGAAAGAGGAGATATCCTAATGGGCGTTTACTTTAACGGGAGATACTACATAAAGCCACAGGTGGCCACGTACGTCGACGACAGCGCGTTGACACCGGTCGGCCTGGTAGGTGCGAACGTCATCGGGATGATGGGTCCTGCTAAGGACGGCGTCCCAAATCTCGGGTACCTGATAACGTCCCTGACGGACGCGACCGATCTCTTCAAGGAAGGTCCTCTGGTGGACGGCATAGCGGCCTGTTTCTCTCAGGGCGCTCAGTACATATGGGCTACGAGGGTCGGTGGAAGTTACTCTGGCGGAACGTTCGCGAACGTCCCAACGCAGGCTTCCGCTACCGTCACAGATCTGTTCACTCTAAAGTCGACCAGTTACGGCGCTCACGCGAACAACACGGTAGTTACGTTTACCTGTGCGGATCCTCTGGTTTATAACAGAAATCTGGACATTAAAGTAGTTGCTGAAGGTAACACGATTGAGAGTCTTAACATGGTCTCTAACGTTATCAAGTTTGCTAATGCCAGTGGTGAGGACGTATTTTTTGAGATTACCGTTGACACAGGCGTGTATACGCTAAACATCGACTACAAAGCCGGGGACAAGGTCACTGCCGACATCAATTTGGCTTCGTATTCTAACATGACCGACCTCAAGACCGCTATCGACGCAGCTCTGGTTGCCGCAACGATTTCCGGGGTCACCGTGACCGTCGTGGATTCTCTCGGAGGGACTGGTGGAATTCAACTTGACTCTGGAAAATTTACCGCTTTGACCGGAGCTTACAACTATCTGTCCAATTCGGTCAAGAAGGCTTACGATTGGTTAAATTCAGCTCTTCAGCCTTATGTAACAGCAGAAGAGATCAACAGTGCGTTTACTTCTGTTATCTATAAGAACCTTGCTGTTCTTACTGCCACTTCTTTTACGCTGACCGGTGGGAACTACGGCTCTACTCCTACGATCAACGCAACGTCCTACCAGGGTGTCCTTACGGAGATCTACGAGGACCTTGACCTCGACTTGATCGTTCCGATCTTGGACAACTACCTTGTTTGGGCAGGTGTTGACAATACGATGGGAGCTGCAGTGTTCCAGTACTTGTACTCCCACTGCAAGACGATGTCGGAACTAAAATCTGATGAAAGAATAGGTCTTATCGGGTTCCACTTCGGAGCTAACGACGACACTGTGGCGACCACGATCACGAATGCCGCTCTGTACAACTCTCCTTATATTTCTATGTGTTCTCCTCGTTTGAAGTTCTACAGTCTTCAGGGAGTGCTGAAGACGTGGAACGGTACTTACACGGCGGCGGCGATCGCTGGCATGGTTGCCAACTATCCGGTCGGCGAACCAATCACCAACAAGACCCTTTCCGGAATCACGGATCTTTCTACGATCTATAAGAATTCGGAAATTCTTCAGCTGATCGACAACGGAGCTCTGATCATCGAACGTGTCAGAGGCATAGGTTACAAGGTCGTTCAGGGTGTCACAACGTGGACTTCCGACGATAACTTCAACAGGAAAGAAATGTCCGTCAGGTTGGTGACCAACTACGTTGCCAAGAACTGCAGGGAGAACCTGAAGCAGTTCATCGGTAGGAAGAATTCCTTGTTCATGCTTGAGACGATCAAGGGGTCTCTGATCTCAGTCCTGAAGGACCTGGAAGAAGAGGGCGTCATCGTTGGAACACCGACCTATCCGGCTTACAGGAACATCGTCCTGACGGCCGACGGAGACATCGTGAGGGTGGCGTTCGAATGCTCGCCGGTCCTTCCGATCAACTACATACTGATAACGATTCACGCAACAATATTTAAAGCGACTATCTAAGGAGAAGACATAAATGGCTATTCCAACTAAAGTATACTCAGGTAACCAGATCGTAGTGATGATCTCTAACAAGCCTGTTGGTCTGCTACAAAACATGACGGCCAGCGAGGACTACGCTCCAGAACCTGCCTCAGGGGTGGGAGACCCCCGCGTCGTGGAATACGTTCCCACGATGCAGAGGATAAGCCTCGCCTGTGACTCCATGTCGCTGAAGAAGGACTCGTTGTTCTCGGTCGGAGTGTTCCCTGCGGACATCCAGTCCTACATGGCCTCCAACCCGTTCA